CCTGTTGCCAGCGTCACGCATATCAAATCATTCAATGACGCGAACACTGAATCTACCTTGGCGGCATCCAACTATTATTCTGATCTGGTCAGAGAGCCAGCGCGTGTCGTCTTGCGGGACGGCGGTTCATGGCCAACTGATTTGCGAAATGCCAACGGCATAGAGGTTCAATATGTGGCGGGGTATGGATCATCTGGCGCAGATGTTCCAGAACCAATTCGGGTCGCCATGTTTGAATATGTGACCTTTTTGTATGAGCATCGTGGCGATTATGAAAGTTCTCCACCCCCAAGACCGCCTGTATCTATGCAGATGCTATTACAGCCATATGTGATCATGAGGTACGGTGTAAGCGCGTTTGGCGGGGGCTATTGATGGCCGTTGGCAGGATGCAACATAGATTGCAATTGCAGTCCAAGACGGCCACCGCTGACGGCGCTGGCGGCACCTCTGGCGCATTCACTACCTTTGCAACGGTGTTTGGCCGTATAGAGGCCCAGGGGGGCGGGGAGAGGTTCTTTGGCGATCAGATAGAGCCTCGCACAACTCACAAAATCACGATCAGATTCCGCAGAGATTTGAAGGTCACCCACAGGATATTGTATTCTTTCACAGTAGACGGCGCAAAATATAGTAGGCTGTTCAACATCAATCGCATTCTTAATATCGGAGAGCGCGACAAGTATCTTGAACTGGTTTGCACTGAGGGGGTGGCAACCTGATGGCAAGAGTAGCAGTCAAAGTCACCAGAAAGCCACGGATTGACAAGGTAAAACAGCAATACGCATCCAATGCCAAACAGCTAGTCGGTATCGCGGCAGGGCTGGTCAGGGCAACCGCTGTCACATCACTCTTGGAGGGTGGGAAAACAGGCATCATCTACAGTCGTGGAACTAGCGCACCACATCAGGCATCAGCGGCAGGAGAGCCGCCAGCAAGTGACACGGGTCGTCTGGCGACTAATATTTTTATAAAGATGGATGCAGACAGGCTTGGCGCAGATGTGGAGAGTCGCGCTAAATATTCTGAATTTCTCGAATTCGGGACTACCAAAATGGCGGCGCGCCCGTTTATGCACCCAGCCGCTGAAGCAAACAGGCCAAAGATTCGCCGATTAGTTCAACAGATGAAGGCCAAGTAATGTCAATTCATAGCTTTGAATTACAGAAATCAGTGTTTGGAGTTTTGAATTCTGCCAACATTACTGATGCCGCAGGCTCTGCGATCACGGGCGTTTTTGATGATGTGCCAGAGGGAACAGGTTATCCATATATTGTGGTCGGTGAAGAGTCCTCAAACAACGTATCAACAAAATCACTTGATATGCATGAACATACGCTTACCATCCACACATGGTCGCAGTATCGTGGCCTTAAAGAGATTAAGGTGATCATGAAGCAAATCTATGATACCCTTAATAATGCAAGCCTGAATGTTTCGGGCGGTCAGGCAGTGAATATGAAACAGGAGTTTCTTACGACACTGGTTGATGCGGATGGAATAACGCGGCATGGCATCATGCGATTTCGTGCCGTTGTGTCAGACAGTTAGAGGAGATTAAGACATGGCGGCACAAAAGGGTTCAGCCCTATTAATGAAAATCGGCAACGGTGGTAGCCCAGAAGCATTCACCACAATCGGCGGGATGCGTTCAACATCTCTCACGATGAACGATGAGATGGTTGATGTAACCAACAAAGATTCTAGCAGGGCCAGAACGCTCTTGGCACAAGGGGGCGTCAATTCCATTACCGTTAGTGGGAGCGGAGTATTCACAGACAGCGCATCAGAAGCCACCCTCAAGGCGAAATTTGATGTGTCTGCGCTTACGAATTATCAATTCCTAGTGCCTGATTTCGGCACGTTCACAGGCAACTTTCAACTCACCACATTGGAATATGGCGGGGAGTACAACGGCGAGGTCACATACAGCTTCACGTTTGAAAGCTCTGGCGCGATCACGTTTGCGACGGTCTGATTATGGCTTGGCATAGCGTTGATGTAAAAATCAAGAACAAGACTTGGGGGGCCATGATACGGTCTTCTGAGTCTGTTGTTGAGTTTTCGGTATCTGCCGCCTGTAAAGTCAAGGCGGGGGATGCTGTTGAGTTTGGTGGCGAGACGCACAAAGTGATCTCCATTGAGGATATCGCCCAGCGGGGCGAGACACTTGTTTTAACTTGTGAGGGAAAGTCAGATGACAAATCCAAAACGGGGGGAGCTTCCGATAGTTCTGGGGGCGAAGACTTATAACGGTAGGGTCACCATCGATTCTGTTCTTAGGATAGAACAAGCGTGTGGACTGAGTGTCCTGAAGATTGCTCAAGCACTATCAGAGGGGGCGCTTACGACCACGCAAATCATTGCGATCCTGACCCCTGTCATTCGTGGCGGGGGCAATGATGTCAACGAGAAGGATATCGGAAATGCCATCTGGGATTGCGGGTTGGCTGAAGCAATCAAATGCGTTGGCGAAATCGTTGGCGTCATTTTGAGTGCTGGCGGTGATGAGGGAAACGACGAAGGGGTGACAGCCAATCCGTAGATGAATTCCCTTGGGATGAATGGATGCAAATCGACCTTGGGAAAATGGGAATGTCACCCGAAACATTCTGGGGAATGAGCTTCCTAGAATTCTATATGGCAGTCGAAGGGTTTGCTGAATTTCATTCAGGCGGAAAAGCGCCGCCACTCAGCAAGGGCGAACTAGAAGATTTGATGGAAAGGTATCCTGACTGATGGCAACTACCGTCGATACCCTTCTCGTTCGTGTTGAAGCAGACCTAAAAGATGTCAACCAAAAGCTGGCGCGGTTCGACAAACAGGTCGATAACACCGCCAAAAAAGCAGGCAGGAATTTTCAAAAGATTAGCAACATCGCCAAGGTGGCTCTTGGTGCTGTTATCGTTCACCAGTTTGCCCAAGCTGGCATGGCGGCTGTGCGGTTTGCATCAAGCGTTGAAGAGATGCAAGCCAAGTCGTCAGTTGTCTTTGGTGCGTTCACTGGCGAGGTGCGCCAAGCTCTAGATGCCTTTGGCAACGAGGTGGGCAGAAGCACTTTTGAGCTTGAGGGCATGGCGGCGTCCATACAGGACACCTTTGTGCCAATGGGTTTTGCCCGTGGTGAAGCCGCCAAGCTATCCGTAGAGCTTACCAAGCTGGCAGTCGATGTTGCGTCATTCAACAATGCATCCGATACAGAGACGATGGCGGCGTTCCAGTCTGCGCTGGTTGGCAACCATGAGACTGTTAGGCGGTTTGGCATTGTCATCACAGAGGCCACGCTACAGCAAGAACTGTATCGGATGGGCATCACCAAAAATGCTCAAGATGTAGACAATGCCACCAAGGTTCAGGCGAGGATGAATCTGATTCTTGCTGGCACCACAGATGCCCAAGGCGATGCCGCAAGGACATCTGACAGTTTTGCCAATACATCCAAGGCGCTCAAGGCCGCGCTGGATGAATTGCTTGTCAATGTTGTCACTCCGTTACTGCCAGCGCTCACATCTCTTGCAAGGGGGTTGGTGAACGTCACAAATAATTTAAATGCTTTCCTGCAATCCATTGGGCTTATTGAAGCTGTGGGTTTGGAAACCGCCAACGCTCTTGGTCAAATCGCGGAAAAACAGGGAGAAATAAACGAACAAACAAGGCTGATGGCAGAAACACAGGCTTTGTTGGATATGACGCCAATGGAAAGGGGTTTGAAGGGCAAGGGAACTCATTTCCTCAAGAAAGATATTGAAGAAGCGCGCGAAGCTATTGCAAAACTCAAATCAGAACAGGCAGACCTAGCCACATTTGTTGTAGCAGATTCATTTGCGGCGGCAGATGTAAGCACAGGGGGCGACGACTCTAAAACCAAGGGCCAGATCAAGGCAGAGGAGAAGGTCACTGAAGCGATCAATGATCAGCGTTTTGCAGTTCGATTGTTGAGAGACGAGATTGATGGCAGAACGTCAGCCGAATTAAGGGCTTTAAAGGTCATGAGAGATTTGACTGCGGCAACTGATGCTCAACTCAATGAAATTCTGAACCTTTTCAGAGAAGAGGAAAAATTGCAGGCCCAGCTAGATGCAACAGCCGCAAAAGAAAAGGCCAGAGAACAACTAAGCAAAGCGGTCAAAGAAGCTCAAAAACAAAGAACTGACGTGATTCGTGAGTTGGTTTTCGCAAACCAAGAGCTTGAGATGCAAGTTGACGGCGTATCACAAGAAGAGCAGCTTTTCGCTGAACTCACTCGCGATCTAATAGGTCTGACAGCGTTAGAGACAGAAAGAATCAAAGAGCTTATTGCTACAAAATTTGACTTGGAAAAGCAGATTAAAGAAACGACAGCCGCAAACGATAACTATAATGAGTCAGTTGAGGCTGGTATCGCTTTCGTCGCCCAAAATAAGACAGATATGGAAATTCTAGGAGAGAAGATAGAAAACGTCACCAACGCTTACAGAGCAGGAAAGATCAGCATTGAGGAATTTGATGCCGCAATGGCAAAACTTGCCGAAACAAATGAAAAGTCAAACGCCGCAGTCGATAGAGGCAGATCATTTGTTGAGGGCTTGTCGGACAAACAGCGAGAGCTTGAACTGGTTTTAGAAGATGTGGCGGCGGCATATGGGGTCAACAGCGAGGAATTTGCCAAGGCGCAAGCGCAAATCAAGCATGAGATTGATATGCTTGATCCGATGTTCAAACAGCAAATGGAAGCGGTGCAAAGTATGTCGCGGGGCATGAGCGATGCCTTTGCCGATATGTTGATGAGCGGCAAGTTCAACATGGATTCACTTAGAGATGTCTTTTCTAGCTTTGTCAAAACGATGTTGTCGAAGGCGTTGGAACTCATGGTCTTTAATCAAATCATGAATCGCGTTTTCAATTTGTCTGGGCCTGCCGCCCTTCCTACCGCGTCCTTTCCCAGCCTTGGCGCAAGCGCAGGGGGTGGTCGTGTTCAGGGGCCAACGCTGGTCGGTGAGCGAGGCCCAGAGTTATTCGTGCCATCATCCGCAGGGGTGATCAGAAACAATCATGATACTAAAAACATGCTTGGGCAGTCGGGTGCGGTGGTGAATCAATCGATTACTATTGACGCTGGCGTGTCCCAGACGGTAAGGGCTGAAATCATGACAATGATGCCTGTATTCAAACAGCAAGCGCTTGAGG